ACAGTGATTTCGTACCATCGTCGTTCATCACCATGGTGCGACGAGGAAGAATATCGTTTTCTTCGTGGACTACAACCTTCTCGCCCTTCGTCAGTTGTTCAATGGTCTCGCGCTCAGCCAGAAGTCCAATCGGAGTTGTCCACTTTTGACCAAGGTGAATTTCCGCTGCACTCACGCTAAGCAGAACAACAGGCTCATTCTGGAGCATTTTGATCACGCCTCTCTGCTGTTGGGCGGTCAGATGGTCGTGCGATGCCCCTTCTTCTTTCTTGCACGTCACCGGATGGGCGGCATTCAAAAGCTGAAGGCGCTTGTACACCTTCTCCCAGCGAGACACGTCTCCACGAGGACGGCTTAATTCAAGGTACATGGACATTCGCAGAAAGTTCGGAGGTACATAGTGAATGCCGTTACGAACCTCTGCCTGTTTCCACAGCCGGTCAAAGACTTCGGGCGTCAAACTGGTAATGTCAGCAACACCTGTATAATCTGCAAAAACCTTGAATGTTCCAAGGTGAGCGCCCGCCTTGACTTCAACCTCCTTGATTCCGCGCGCCATCAGCTGGTTAGCAATGATCACTGAATGGGCTTGAGGCGTCTTGCTAAAGAAGTCATAGTCCGGAACTTCCTTTTCGGGGTCATAGAATCGGTCTTTCTTGGGCAGAAGGTTATTGATGGCCGTACCACCGTAACAAAGTACAGGATGTTTCTTCAAGAATTCTTCTACGACACTCAGGCTCGTCTTGATCGCCGGGTCGGCGGCGGCGGCACGGTTGTTTTCATCCTCAAGATCCTCAATAATCTTGGTGAGGTCCTCCATTAAAAATGGATAGGAGTTTGTTTTTATCTCTGGAAGCAGCAAGAATGCCACCTAGACAGTACAATCTTCGTAACCGCAAGGTCCCCGTCGTATGGGTGGACGACGACACACTTAAGACCAAGGAAGAGGAGGATGATTCAAGCGACTCCGACTATGAGGAAAGTGAAGAGGATGAGGAGAGTGAAGACGAAGGCGAGGATGAGGAGGAAGACGAGGAGGAGGAGTCCACTCTCAAGCTCCCCAAGGGCGCCAAGGTGTCGGTCAAGCTTCACATTCATCAGTTCGCAGGAGGCAAGGGAGGACGTATTGACATTGATCAGGAGAGTGAGGACGAGTCCGAGGAGGACGAGGACGAGTTCATTGCCCACATCATGGACAAGTATGTTCGGCCCACAAAGGGCATGGTTCCCAGCCGCAAGTCTCGTAAGGAGCGGGAGGATCCTGATGTTCCGGCCCTTTCTCTGAATGAGGAAGAGGAGGGATACTTTGAGGATCTGTCCAAGTCCAAGCGCCGGCGCCTGAATGAGCAGATGAAGGGTCTTGCTAAGCTCGTGTCCGACGGCGACATTCCCTACAAGTTCCGTGTGTTGGGGCTTCCGATTCCGGATGCACTCAAGGCATCGGTCATTCGCAAGATTGACATGCTGAACGAGATGGACTCGGATGGTGGAGAGGTTCACAAGCTCAAGACATGGGTGGATGGGTTTCTGCGGATCCCTTTTGGAACGGTTGTTCCGTTGCCAGTGAAGTTTGCTGAGGATCGGGCTAGCTGCTCTAAGTTTCTCGCCGATACGCAGGTCACCATGGACAAGGCGGTCTACGGAATGAATGCCGCAAAGGCGCAGATCATGCAGATTGTTGCCCAGTGGATCGCTAATCCGTCATCGGTTGGTAACGTAATTGCTCTCAAGGGGCCAATGGGAGTAGGCAAGACGTCCTTCGCCCGTCACGGCGTGGCCGAGGTGCTGAAGCGTCCCTTTGAGTTCTTCTCGCTGGGTGGTGCATCGGACTCGGCGAACTTTGTGGGTCACTCCTACACCTACGAAGGTGCCACCTGGGGCCGCATTGCCGACGCCATCATGTCGGCGCGGTGCATGAACCCGGTGATTTACTTTGATGAGCTGGATAAGGTCTCTACGACGGCACACGGCGAAGAGATCATTTCCATGCTGATTCACTTGACAGACCGGTCGCAGAACTCGCACTTCCACGACCGCTACTTTGCGGGAGTTGACTTTGATCTGAGTCAGTGTCTGTTTGTGTTTAGCTTCAATGACGAGACGAAGATCCACCCGATTCTGAAGGACCGTATGCAGGTGATCAACTGCGCAGGATACACGGCCGACGACAAGCGGTCCATCGTGAAGCAGTATGTGTGGCCTCAGGTCCTAGAGCGGATCAATATGAAGGACGATCTGACCATCACGGACGATGCGATCAAGTTCATGATCTCTGAGTATTCTCACGAGGAGGAGGGCGTTCGTGTTCTGATCCGCGCAGTGGAGACACTCGTAACCCGAATCAATCTTCTTCGAATTGCAGACGAGAAGACCGCAAAGACCTATCCTTTCTACAAGGCGGTCAAGCTCCCCATGGTGATTACACCGGAGGATGTCAAGTCTATTCTCGTAGAGCAGAAGCAGATCAACGAGTCGTGGCGTCAGCTTTATACTTGAACCCAGTCAGAGTCCGCAAGAGTAAACGTTGCGGTATAGGGTGCATCGTCCAAGATGGCAAACATACACGTCGCTGTATTTCCATTTCCAGTCACCGAAAGATTGATACAGAACTCAATCAGGTCAGAGTAAAAAAGGATAGGCAGAGACATTCTCTTTGGCCGATGCGTTTCCGCGTCCAAGGCTACAATACAGTGGTAGTAGATCCGAGGGGTCGCTCCAATGACAAAGTGGCAAAGTGCCCACAGTTCATTTTTCACCTTGATCGGCCGAGCTGATCCCCGCAAATGGCGAAAGAACCAAGGGGTCGTGTACGATGTAACAATCGGCGCCTTGTTGCCATCAAACCGTCGGACCTCAAACGGGTGCCATCGGTAGATACATGTGTCTGTGCCTGAAATTGGCAGCCAGTTCTTTTCACATCCCGACCCAGTTGGAGACTCCATGACAACACAGTCTGAATACGAGGCTGTATCCGGGTGATACCGTCCGCGAACAATCGATAGACGGTCTGAATACTCTGCAGCTGTAGCTAGGAAACAGAGCTCGTGCTTGGAATTCAGGTACAGCCGAACATCCTCAAGTCCCTTGATATGCGCCTCTCGGCGAGGAAGAGTAATTGAGCTGTCGTCCATGCATACAATCTCATTCGTGAGTGTATTGAGACATGCATTCTGCGTCCGCACTCCATTCGTGTCGGAGTAACTCCCGTCCTTCATCGTATAGGTTGTGTTCGTGTGATTGAGATTGTAGTTGACGTACCGGATGTTTTGATAGTCTCCACATGTGGAGATTGCCGAGGGGTGAAAATTTGGACCAAATAGGTGGCGATGAACTGCAACAGGCTTGGCTCGGCAGTCCACCGGCTCAATGTAAAACTTCAGATTGTCGTAGACATTGTCGGGGAACGGCTTGTCGGTCATCAGATACTTCATGCAGTCACGAAGGGCGTCCTTTTTGGTGTACAGTGTATAGAATCGGCAGATCGTTTCCTCATAGTCAAACAGCCCTCGGTAGACATCTTTCTCAATGAAAAGCGCATCGGTAGGAACTGGGATTTTCCTGCCAATTTGGATGTAGTGCATTGCTCGGTAGTGCTCACCCTTCACACGAAAGTACTTTGCTAAGCAATAGAGCGCCTCCGCCCGACCCGGATAGAATGCATACGCCTTTTGAACCCAAGCCTCAAACTGAACGGGATCCTTGAGGGTTTCATACGTCTTTGCGATCATGTAGTGCGAGTACCACACTTCTTCATACCAGCCACCTGCATCGATGCGACGCTGGTACCACTCAATCGCCTTGGTCCAATTTCCCATGGAGTGATACGTCTGAGCAATGTAGAACATATACCGGACGTTGGTAGGATCCTCTTCCAGTCCCTTTTCTAACAATGCAAGGTCTCGGGTAAACTTATCCGCCTTGCATCCGCCGTCGTTCTGATCATCAATATAACACACGGTCTTGGGAATGGCTGTGCACTCTCCATCCCAGTATTCATGCGTCACACCCCTGCAAACCCAAGGATAGTCCATTCGGATCAGACGAGTGTTCGGATACTCAAGGTCTCCGGCACACTGCAGAAACGTATATCCTACTCCACCGAGTGGTTGCTCTCGCAACGTTCCGGGAACAAACACCATATCGGCATCCAGCAGAAGCCCATACGTATCTTTCAAGTCCCATCCCTTGGCCTTGCAATATCCGAGCGCATTCTGGAAGCTCAAGGTACGATTATGACCAAAATTCTTCCATGTATTTATCTCAACACATCCCTCGTGGGTCATTAAGAAATCCAGCGCAATGTCGGTCGTCATGTCCGACGATCCAGTGTCGGTAATCACATACGCATCCACCACTCCTTCAACGGCTTCCATACATCGCTTAAGGATCTTCTCTTCATTCTTCACCATCAAGATCAAGACAATCTTCGGCATCCTGCGTCCGTATTGACATTCCTCTCTTCGCTCTGTCTAAGTAAATGACCACCGACTTCGTCAAGCAGTCTCTTCGCGAGAATCTGAGCCGCGTTCTCATTCCTCACGTTGCGGATGGTCTGTGGAGCATCTACGACAATGCCAAGACCGCCTGTATTCGCAACAAGCAGCCGAGCGAAACACTGAAGACCTTTCAGAATCTTCTCACTCGCGTTCCCATGTGGACAGAGGAAGTGCTGGCAACTGAGGTCTCTCGCATTGAGAAGGTGTCCAAGTGCGAATACATGGACGATCTTCTGCTGGGTGTATTTGTCAGCTATATTCGCGCGTTTGCCACTCTGCAGCAGTCAGAGGATACGCACATCAATGTTAACTTTGAGCGTCCCTCTCTCTCCAACTTTATTTTTACGCTCTACAAGTCAGCCGCCCGCAAGAGCTGGTCCAACGCGTATCTCTTCAAGACGCTTGAGGTATCCTCCGAGCAGCAGTCACGCAACCGTCGTGATATTGAGACCATGCTTGGCGGAGCACTGGACGAAGTGATTGATAGCTTTATTCCTTGGAAGGAGATCAGCAAGGCATACTTTCAGAGTCGGTCTGCGACACCCGCTCCGGCTCCGGCTCCGGCTGCAGCCCCGACCCCGACGCCCGCTCCGGCTGCGGCTCCGGTTGCGGCTGAAGCACCGGCCAAGCCCACGCTGACATTTGGCGAGTCCGAGACAGTTGAGTTTGAGACTGACAATGAAGACGACGAGGACGAGGAGCGCCCTCGCATTGAGTTGGGAGAGGATGTGGCCCTTGATCTGTCGGAGGATGAAGAGCCTGCCGCCAAGCCTACGGGGGTTGTCAATCTGAACCTTTAAGTGCAGCGCCGCGTCTAACTACCTCTAAACCAATCCACAAGGAAAAGCAAATGCCGGACTATCAAATGCTTGCTATGGTTGTGGGTTCAGTGATGATCGTAGCTGCTCTGTTGTATGTGCTTGATCGCCGTGCAAAGATACAGCCTGTTGATTACACGGACTTAGGGAAGATCGCCGTTGGGTCCGGTGTTCTTGCATCGGGCGTGGTCTATTCTCTGGGAACGGAGACAGTCGTGGATGCGGCCGAGACGGTGGCAACGGCTGCTCAGGATATGTTTGTTGGCAAGCCGGAGTTTTAAGACAAGCATATATACACAGTATATGTCGCGCGTAGTTCGTATCGGTCAAAAAATGGTTGAACTTTCAGGGTTACATGGTATTTGGCTGGGAGTTGACCATACAGCCTGCTCACGCATCACGCTCTTCTATCGTAACCGCCCTACAGAGACGATTAACTATGCCTATGGTCAGTGGGCAGACGCCGAAAGGGACAAGAAGATTCTAGAGGACGCTAAGCGTCAATCATCAATGAGTCTCGTAGCTGAGATGCCGAAAGGGTTACGCGATACTGCGTCATGCGGCCAATCTCCTTCTTAGGAACTGCCGAATCTCCACAGTACCTCACAATTGCCTTGTACAGATCAAATCCGTGGTAGCGATCATGATTGTCCATCTTTTTACGAAACATCACCGACGATCCATCTGTCTGCTTCATCCACTGCAAAAAGATACTAAACAACGGATGCGTATACTCATGCTTCGGTCCCTTGGGAAACATATCCCAAAAGACCGACGTAGCAAAGCGAACCAAGTCAAACGACGACGATGCAGAAATGTGTGCGTGTTTGTTGTTGTAGAAGGGCTCCATGTTGTACTGTCCACCCGCTTCCTCATCCTCTTGAAACTGGCTGCTCATGAACATCTTGGGCTCCTTCAGTCCAGTCAGACGCAGGCTGATAATTGCCCGATCAAAGTCAATGATCTTCATCAAGTATCCAAAGGTCGGAACATTGTACGTGACTCCAGCGTGAATGTATACACAGTGGGTCCGATCTGTCTTGACGTACATAACATTGTTGCCGTGAAGGTCATTGTGCGTGAGGCCATACGTTCTCTGAGCATAGGCGAGCGCAAAGACAACCTGCGACACCCAAGCGGCATGCTTTTCGGGTTCGGGATGCTCCTTGATAAGGTTGTAAAACGTTCCCTCACAAACTTCCATGACCGTTGTCACCACCGGCACATCCGTAAATGTTGCCCAAGCAAACGGTTCAGGTTCCTCGTCTTCGCCCTCGTCCTCGTTTGTTCCTTCCGAGCAGTCGCACGATTCAATGTCGTAGACGTCATCGTCATCTGTCTCCTCCTCATCCATCTCCGGGGGCTCAGAGGACGCAATGTCGTAGGCCTCTACGTCTTGCTCGTCCGGTGCGCTCACGTGGTCGGCGTCTACATCGTCAACATCCCCCAGATCAATCTCTTCGGCTGTATCCAGTGCGATACGGGCCCGACGTGTATGACTGAACTCGGCATCGTGACCCGCTGTCCGAAGCTTCAGTTCAAACGTCTTGCCGATACGATCAGCAAACCAGCTCTTCTCAGTGAGCTCTTCGTAGTCGTCCGAGATGTCAACTGTGTGAGAGCCGGCCACGCCGACGTATACGCCATAGACAGTCGGAAAGTGAAGACATTCCGACTCAGACAGAGCGATGGATGCAATGGCGCCAACATAGGCGGCGGTGTGAGGACTTTGCATGGTTGCGTGCATATCATCCGCCACATTGGCGCGCTTCGGAACACCAAACGATCCGTAGTCACCACGCATCGTCTTGAAGGGCGACAGAATCATCGTTGTCTTGCGATGAACGGGAATGGTCTTGCCTGCGACCTTGACGTGAGTTGCGTCTACAATTGAATCAATCGGCTGGTCCAGCTTGACTCCGTAGTCATGTAGGCCTGCTACATTTTCTGTCTTGAAGAGCTTTTCAAGGCAGGGGAAAAAGGGCTGCATTGTCTTCATAGACCAGTGCGTTCCGTCCAGTCTCGGTACGCGGTGGATCTTCATATTCACGGACGTCGTTCTCAGATCCTTTCCCATTATGAAGTGCCTCGGTGATGAATGTCAAAAAATAAACGACGGTGAGAACAAGATGAATTTTCAACTCAGGAAGTTCAATATGGACATGATCAAAGACCGATGCGGAATGGATTCACGCAAAAGTCCTATGATTGTCATTATCGGCAAGAAAGACACGGGCAAATCGTTCTTGGCTCGTGACCTGCTGTTCAACGTTCAAGACAGCTTCCCTGCCGGAATGGTGATCTCGCCCACAGAGGTCGTGAACGAGTACTTTCAAGCCTTTGTTCCTTCTAAGCTCATTCATGACAAGTATGAACCCGCGAAGGTGCAAGCGTTTATCAAGCGTCAGTTTGCAGCAAAACAACGGTTTCTGAAGTCCAAGACATCCGGAGCTCCGTTTGATCCCCGAGCCTTTCTGATTTTGGACGACTGCCTGTACGCCGCCAAGGAGTGGATCAACGAAGAGTCCACTCGGTTCGTTTTCATGAACGGTCGGCATCTTGATATGATGACCATTATTACCATGCAGTACCCGCTCGGCATCACGCCGAACCTGCGTACCAACGTGGATTTTGTCTTCATTCTGCGTGAGAATATCCTAGGGAATCGTCGTAGAATTTACGAGAATTACGCAGGTATGTTTCCTACTTTTGAAATGTTCTGTGACTTCATGGACCAATGCACAGAAAATTACGAGGGATTGGTCATTTGCAACAACGTAGCCTCCAACAAGCTAGAAGATCAAGTGTTTTGGTACAAGGCATCTGAGCATCCGCCATTCAGACTTTGTGACTCCACGCTGTGGACCGACAATCGCCCTTTCCAGTCCGCTATGCTCGCCGCCGACGACTATACATCCGGTGCCTTGCGGAGGAAGAACGCATCGCCAGCAATCTGGGTAAAGAAGACCGGCGAGTAGCACCACCGCGGCGCTCGAGACTGCGCACCTCTTCTTCGGCCTTTCTTTTTGCTGCGTTTATACTCGCTATCTTATCTGCTGGAGTTGCCCGAATAGCATATTCTGCGAGTATTTCGTTAAGACCGGCCAGTCGGGCCCGCGCAACGCGAAGATCGCCACCGCCCCACGCGGCATAGTCTGTAAACTTTGCCATATACGCAGCGACTACACGCCGCGCTGCCGCTTGCCGATCCCGTTCGTTCTTTATATGATCAAAATACATCAACGCATTATCGTACATGCGCTTCTGTTCATCGTTATAGTCCTTCGCCTCCTCCCGGTCTACTTGGGCGTTTCTTTCTTCATGCCTCTGCTGCAACACAGTTCTTATTCTCTCTTTCTCATTGACAACAACAGGCCGAGCTGCCTCTGCTGCAGCACGCTCTGCAGCCGCTTCATCCAGCCGACGTTTTTTGGCACTCGCCTGATCGTTCCTTTCTTTTCCTGCGTTCGCACGACGCTCCCTATCCCGTCTTTCCGCCTCGGCATAGGCTCTATCCGCCTCCTCCTCCGCTGCACGCTGTGCTGCTGCAGCTGCAGCTTCTTCTCGCCGCCGCCTTTCTGCTGCTGCCGCCGCCGCTCGTGCCGGTTCCGCCGCCGCCGCTCGTGCCGGTGCCGGTGCCGGTGCCGCTCGTGCCGGTGCCGGTGCCGGTGCCGCCGGCCGGGGCTGACCCCGAGGAACTGCCGCTGCATCTGCTGCTGCTGCTTCTGCCGCCACCCGTGTCATCCGTACAACCTCTGCTGGATATCTTGCTATAGCGACATCCACGCGCCGCCGGGCCTCGCCAATTCCGCCACTCGCAAATCCTTTGTCAAATGCGTCTTTACACGCTCCAAGTTGCTGAAACTTCATTCTCGCTTCCCACTCCGGGCGATCGGATTTGTCCGGGTGGTAGTCAAC